GCAAAGTCAACCAGGCTTTCGCGTTCCCAAATGTCAAACTTGGGCATTTGAATTTGGCGTTTGCGCCAGCCGCTTGAGTTATTCATGTGCTTTTTTCCTTGATGTCGTAAAACCAATCGTCACCAGCTGACCATTTGCGGGTGCCGTCCACCGTCCACAATCTTCGCGCCGCTTGGAAGTCAGGAAACTTTGTCTCAGCAGGAATCAGGCTCTGGTCATACCACAGGCATCGGTTATTTGGCTGGCAAGCAAACTGGCCGTTGTCCAATGCAATGAAGTTAAAACTCTTGTGTTCCTCGGCCTGCTCGGTAAACCCTGTGTCCAAATCCATGCCGTCGGCGCAGAAGTCCACTGTAAACAAGTAGCGCCCAAAGTGCCATTCCTTGTCCTTGCCAAGAAACTTTACGCCCAGGTTGCGCAGACCAATCTTTTCAATAATTGTGAACTGGTAACCCATACAGTCCCACAATTGCAAGGTATCAATTGGCAGATTGCCAGCTTCTGCGTGCCAGACATAGGCGTGAATGGGCAGCTTGTCATACAAAGCGCCATAGGCTGGCAATAGGCTCTCAATGCGGAACACTTGGCCGCGCAGGGCTTTAAGGCTTACCCAAACGGCAGGCTCTAGTTCGCCATGGCCTTTGTGATCGTTATACAAGAACTCACGTTTCACAAAGCATTTCATGGGCGGCAGTGATGCAACTATGTAGCTCATGCGTTGCGCTCCTTCAGCTTGTCTAAAGCAGTTTTAATACTGTCTCTCATACCTAAACCCATTTCTATTATTTTAGTTATCTCCTCATCTGTCAGTTCAACCCAAGGGCGAACATATTCTTGGATGTCATCGTCATCTTTAGTCATTGGTTTCTTTCTTTGAAGGTGCGTCTAGTTCACGGCGGTAATACTTGGCTGGCATCTTGGCGTTTTTATCCAATTGCTTGCGCAGCCACTCAGCACCGCCAAGTTCTTGCAAAATCATCCAATGTCTGTCAGACATTCGGACTTGTCGTCCCAATAGAGGTTCAGGTGGTTTGGGGCGCGGCATTTACCTGACTCTCCTAAGTTCAAACGCTTTTTCAGGCGGTGGCGGTATCATGCCTTCGCTGGGTGGTGTCCAGCCATGCTCGCGCCAGAGTGCCTGCACGTCTGAGCCGCGCTGGTAGTTAAATGTACGGTCTTGCAGACTCTTGCTTGGGTAAGTCACTTTGGTGCCTTCTGGTGGTGTCCAGTTGATCATTGTTTTGCTCCTTTAATTGCTTCTTGTAATGCGGCCAAGCCATCAACGCGCTTGCCATTGATGAAAATATGAGGTAAGTCAGGGCTAGACTCCATGTCCATCTCAACATAGTTAATGTTTTTAGCCCTCAAAAGCTGCTTAACCTCCGTGCAGTTGGGGCACAAGCGCTTGGTGTAAATTACTACCTCCATGGGCTTCCAATAGTAGGGTTGACCTTTCATGGCGTTCTCACGCTCAATGCGGTCAAACTCGTCATCTTCGTCTGTCTGAATCATGCTGTCTCCTAAAAAGGGATTTGATCCCATTCCCAGTGTTCGCACTCAACCGTGCCGGTAATCCACTCTAGCGGTGGCTTTGCTCCAAACTGCTTACACATGCCTGTCTCGAAGTTGTTGCACTGTCGGCAATTTACTTGTATCAAATTTACTTGTTTGACTTGGCTGTCCAGATGCCTCTTGATTGCGTTCAGTTCGATTAAATTCATAGTCTTTGACCTCTGTGTACTTTCCATTTTTGCGGGTTGCAATTCTGACTGGTTCTTCAATGTCGTGAAATTCAAGCCACTCAAGCGCGTCTTGTGTGCCTGATGGCATAGACTTTCTTTCCCTGCGCATCCACCAGTTCTCAGCCTTCTGCCTGGCATAGCCAACGTGGTTAAAACAAATCCATTCGCTAGCAACCCGAAGCAGGCCACTGTAATAGTCAACCCTTAGTGAGTCTGGCTTGCCTTCTTTGCGGTGCAAGGCATAGTCGGTGCGGCTAATGTCGTGCCAAACCAGTTCGGCCATGGCCGTTTGGCTTGATAACAATGCAGCATAAGAAACCTTGGCATCCATTGGCTTGGCTTCTTCTTCCCTGATCTGGCCACCACAATGCACACACACTAGCGCAGCTGGTGCGTTGCGTTCACCGCAGTCTGGGCAGATACTGTAGGGCGCTTCTTGTGGGCCTGACCTTTTCTTAGCCCTGCCTTGAATTGTGTCTACCGGCCCCAGGCGCTCAACGGTGTCGGTAAAGTCAAGCACCAAACAGTCATCTTTGCCGTCTGCAATGCGAGTGCCTCGGCCCATGCCCTGCACATAAAGCACCGGCGACTTGGTGGGCCTGCACCAAACAATGCAATCCACATCTGGCACATCAAAGCCAACTGAGAGCGCTAGCACGGTGACCAGGCAGTGAATCTGGTGACTTTTAAACTGGCGAATCAAGTCTTCGCGTTCTTGCTTTGGTGTCTCACCGCACACAACGGCGCTCACAATGCCAAGCGCGTTCAGCTTGTCTGCAAGGCTTTCGGCGTTGGCGACACTCGGTGTAAAGGCAATCCATTTCTTGCGCTCTGAGGCTATTCTGGTGGCTTCTATGGCCACTTTGGCAAGGTATTTCTCAACCTCAATGGATAGTTCTCCAACTTTGTAGTCGCCATTGGAAATGCCAACGTGGCTAGCATCGATGCGTGTCTCAATGCGCTCGGTTGGTGGAACCAGTGGCGCAATAAATTTGGCATCAAGCAGCTCACGCATGGACACTCGGCTGGCAATGCCAGTGAACAATGGATCGTCACCGTCAGTCAGCCAAACTTGGTTACCTCTGAAAGGCGTGGCCGTCATGCCAACGGTTCTGAACTCGCACATCTGGCCAAGGTTTGACAAAAAGTTGCGGTACATGCCTGCGTCGTTTGCCTTCTGGCTCACTAGGTGAGCCTCGTCAATGATCACGGCCTTAATGTTGCCAAGCAAGTGCGCAGCCTTGTGGATGCTGCCAATGGTGGCCACAATCACGTCTGCGTTGTACTTCTTTGTGCCCAAGCTGGCGCTGACAAAGCCCACGCTGATGGTGTGCGGCAGTAAGGCTCTAAGTTTGGCCGCATTCTGCTCGGCTAGTTCCTTAGATGGAACCAGCACCACAGTGCGCGGGTGAAACTCTGGCCATTGATCCCACATCTGGCGCACAATCTCAGCGCAGATCACCGACTTGCCTGCGGCGGTGGGCAACACCAAAAGAGGGATGTCGGCATCCCCCTGGTGCTTTGTCCACCAGCCAAACAGTTCGGTGACTGCGCGGGACTGATACTCACGCAAGATCACGTTCGCGCTCCTCAAGCATCTTGTCAGCCATGGCGTAGGCATTTTCCACAGCTGACTTGCGGTCACCATCGGAAAGCAAACCAGTTAAGGCAGCTGCGGCAAAGAAGTCACGCAAAGTGATGTTGTCAATTGGTGGGGTGTTCATACGAACCTCGCGTTATGTTGTTTGCGCAGATCCAATGCAAACTCGTCCACCAAGGCGGTCTTGTCTGCGCAGGCATGGATTTCTTGGCTGCTGATGTAGTCAGGGTTGACGGCAGGGTCACCATTGACAAACTGCTTGCCGTCTGGTGTTTTGTAAATCAGCCCATTGTCTTTAGTCAAATCAACGGGACTGGCCGTCTTGGCCAAAAGAATGGGAATGTATTGGTGCTTGCCACAACCCTTGCGCTGCTGGTCTGTGGTCAAGTCAGTGCCAAGTGACGCGCATGACCACCGGCCTTGGCCGTCCATCTCTGGTGTGACATGCAAGCATGACCGGCAAGTTGTTGCCGGTACGTCAGTGCCGTGGCAAATAGCCTGGTAATCACAGAACTTGCACTCAAACCATGTTGGATCAGTAGACACACCAACGGGTGGCTCAACGCTGGTGATCACCGCCATGGCCTTGTCAATCAGCTTCTGTGCTTCGTCAGCATCAAACTCCAAGCGCTCGGTGTAGATGTCGTCATTGTCTTTGTTCACCACAAAGT